AACGCATCATTTGCCGTTTGAACTCGGCTAGTGGGAGCTACGCCATTTGAGTTGATGGTATTAAACCCCCAACTGGAAACACCCTCACGATTTACAATTTTTTTAGTTTTTGCCATTTTAACCTAGTGTTTGATTCATTGCTTGTCTGCGTTTCTGACAAGCGGTGCAACCCCTTGCGGTTTGCTCAAGGTTTGTTTGAACCCCAAGGCTTGCCGCAACACGATCACCAAGGGACGCAAATGTATGAATTACATTAGCTACCTTATCGCCAGCTTCTTGCCAACAGTATTGACCAGGGATTCTGCCACAGATTTGTTGTTCGATCAAGTAATCTAAATTATCTGGTACTTCCACATTGTTATTCTTCATATCGTCTTTAACACGATTTGAGAATTGATAACCATATGTCATGTCCATTCCATTGACACGATATTTAGTTCCTTTGTCATCGCTATACTCATACCAGAGTCCACTTGGTATTGGGCCGTTGCGGTCTTTTAGTCTCATGTAATGCTTATGCTTGTATTTATTTTTAAAATAAGTCAATAGTTTTTAAACATGGAATATAACGGATTGGTATTGGATGCACCAAAAGACACCACATATGGCATTCCCTATTTGGAGAGTGTTCCACAATTTGTTCGTGAGCTTTCAGCTTATGCATTGACCCGTGGGGAGTTTGGTAGGCGTGAAAGGATTAAACGAGGAATCCGTATTGAGGATACTGACTTGTTGAACCCTGCTCAACACATGGTCAATTGTTTTAATCTTATTTATGGCAACGATGTATTACTCCAATCTCAAGGCATAGCAAATAATTATGCCCTAGATATCATTGATTTGTTCTGTAATGAAAATGATTGGGGCATTGCAGGGTGTGCTTCTAGCGGAAAAACCTTTTCTGTAGCCGCTTGTATCGTCATGGATTGGATTTCTGCACCTACAGTTACATCAACATATGTTGCTTCTACCTCTTTAGATGCCTCTGAAGACCGCTTATGGGGTAAAGTTTGCACTCTTTACAGGGTAGCAATGCGTAATATTCAAGCCCAATACAAGACTGCAACCATTGGAAACCTTGTAGAGTACCGTAGGATGATTGTTTTTGAGTCTATTGATACCCGTGATACGGAACGAGATTACACAAATGCCATTAAAGCACTGGCATTTCCTAAAGGTGGTGAGGGAAAACGGGCAGTAGAGAACACAAGAGGACGAAAAAATGCCAGAATGAGGCTATTCTTGGACGAGTTGGCTGAAATGGATCTCTATGCATTGGATACTAGGGTAAACCTTGGAGCAAATCCAGACTTTATCTTTGGTGGGATGGCAAACCCTGCCGCTACCGCAAACAATCCCCATACAGAGTTGTGTCAACCTGATGATCCTATGGAATGGGAGTCAGTTACTCGTTACACAAAGAAATGGAGGACTCGTACTGGCGTTGCACTCCACCTTTCGGGAGAAGATAGCCCAAACTTTAAAGTTCCAGATGCAGAAATACCCCCATTTGATCGTTTCCTTACTATACAAGGTGAAGAAGCAACCCTAAAACGGTGCTATGGGAACAAGAATGCCATAGAATACTGGCGAAATGTCTATGGATGGTGGCCTGATTCCTCTGTAGAACTTACAATCTTCTCCAAAGCCTTTATCCAAGGATGCAATTTAAATTATGAACCCGTCTGGAGTGGCAGAACAAAGGTTGTATGTGGCTTTGACCCTGCATTCACGGCTGGTGGAGATAGATGTGCCGCTACCTTTTGCCGCATGGGTCAGAATGATACTGGCAGAAACATAGGATTTTATCTTGGAACAAGAGAATATCAGTCTTCCGTAGGTGATGTTTTTGAGGAATCAATAGCCATGCAGTTGGTGAAAGATTGCATTGAGTTTGGTGTCCATCCACGGGACTTTGGATTGGATATTTCTGGAGATGGTGGAAAGATGATGAGGGCAATCATTATCGAATGGAGTAAGTTCCATCCAGAGGCAATGTTTGTATTTCCCATATCCTCAATGGGTATGCCTACCAATAGAAAGATCAGTAACTTGGATAAACGAACTTGCAAAGAAGCATACGATAGACTTGTTACCGAATATTGGTTTGCTGTCCACACGGCATTCTCTACTAGATCACTTGTTGGTATTGACGTAGATGCCCATTCCAAGGTCATTAGCGAACTTTGTAGCCGTCTTTATACCCACAAAGGCAGAAAGGTAGCAGTTGAGAAGAAACTCGACATGAAGCATCGTTTAAAGAAGTCACCCGATTTGGCTGACTCGTTTACCTATGCCGTCCAGATGCTCCGAAAGGCAGGACTTGAATTTGCATTTGAGGAAGAAACAGTTTCATTAGACATCCAAGAAATCAGCGATTGGGAAAACCGATTGATCCATAGCAAGACAACATCTCAAGAACAAATTGAAGATGATGAATGGGGATATGGAGGCAAGGGAACAGATGATGATGGATTTTAACTTGACAAGATTATCATTATTAATAATTTTATTCCTATCGAAAGATTGAGGATGGGTGTGAATGCGTACCACATGATCCAAGAAATTGGCTTTGGAGAACCAAAACTCCTTACCCGATGAAAGAGAGAGGAGAAACATCCTGCATCCATTTCGGGGTGCAGTAGTTTCTTTTCTTTTCTGACAGGCTTTCCCAAGCAACCCTTGGGGGGATCAAGGGGGGATTTGCTTTAATCTTTTGCTTTTCTTTAGTACTGGAATGTATATGATTTTCAAAATATGGCTATATTCAGTACGCAAGAGTTCCGAAATGGAACAATGATTCCTTCCGTAATCCAAGGTAAGGTTGATTCCTCTGTTTCTAGTATTCTTGGAACATCTGGTGTTGCTCCAAACCATACAGTTGGTGAAGTTTATCGTAGGAAGCCATCCATCGTGATGTGTGAGCCTAAATACCTCTCTACGGCGATTCCAAACAATGTTCACATGAAACCGAAGAAGGTGGACATCAAGAGGGCTACAAGCCATTACAATCGCATTAAGAGGCTACTCACGGCACTTGATGTAAAGGTTCTGGAAGTTCCTCCTAAAAAAGGAGCGCAGGATCAAAGCTACACGGCTAATCTTTTTACTGCCATCAATCCGTTTATTGTGCTGGCAAAGATGGAAGCCCCTGGCCGCCAGATTGAAGAAGATCCTGGTCGTAAGTTCTTTGAGATGCGTGGATATACTGTTATCCAACCTCCTTATTTCCAAGAAGGACAAGCTGATCTAATCCGTTTTGATGAAGGTCGCTATTTTGGTGGATATGGCATTCACTCTGACATCAATGCATATAATTGGATTTCCAAAAAATGCGGTGTTGAGATCATTCCTATCCATGAAACAGATCCAGCTTTGTTCCATCTTGATTGCGTGATACAAGTCCTTGAGAAAAACAAATTCATTGTCTGCAAAGAAGGCATGAGCAAGGAGTCATTCAAGAAGGTTGAGAAACAAGGTGAGGTAATTCTTGTTCCAAAGAAGTTTCAATCATGCGGAGTTACCAACATCATCAAAGTACCTGGCAATAAAAAAGTCGCTATCTCTGGAGCTTTCTTTCCAGAGCGTAATACCTATGTTGAAGCAATGGAATGGATGCTTGAGATGTTTGATAAACAAGGGTGGAGCATCATCTTTGTAGATACCGATCAGCATGAACTTTCTGGTGCTGATGTGAGTTGTTTGGCTGGCTATCTGGATTTTTAAAATCATGTCCCTTCTTAAAAAATTTATAGGAGGGATTGCCTACATGAATGGTTTGTGTCCAGAATGCTGGCAAGAAATTTATGGTGGACAGGAAAGATCCTGCCATATATGTCGTATCGCTGGAATGATTACTCCAATTCACATTTGGCGTAGATTCATTGGATCAAAATGAAAATAGCAACCACAACATCCGCAAAATCAAATGCAACTATGCGCCCTGCTAGAGTTTCTTATGGCTCCATTCAAAAACCTAAAAAGCGTAAACCAAAAACAAAGTAATATGAATGCAGAGCAAGATGCTTTTGAAATTTGGAGCAAAGCTGGTTCAGCAGGGTTGGAAAAATATCGTAAAGGTCAAGCAGAACATAGAACAGACTTTTGGACTGCTGGTGCTGGATGGTATGCAGAGAACTTACGGGATGAACAATTGGATCTCATTAGTTATCTCCATCACTTGATTGAAAGGATTGATTCTATCCAAGTCCTAGCCGAGATGATGGAAAACAATGATGTATCATTACGAGATGCCGCTACGATACTAAAGCAATTGACATCCAGTAATCCTCCGAATAAGGCTTGCCATCAATCTAATGATTAAAAAACAAAAACCCGTTGGAGTAGTCATTGTCTCTGACCTTCATTGCGGTTCAACAGTTGGTCTTTGGCCTGATGGTCACGAAACATCTACAGGCAATAAGATTGGTCTAGGTAATAATCTCCATCAGAAATGGCTTTGGCAATGCTGGCAAGATAAAGACAAAAAGATCAAAAAACATTTCCGAGACACCCCATTTGCTTTGATAATCAACGGCGATTGTATCGAAGGTCGTCATCATGGATCATCTGAAATTGTTGCGGCATTAAACCTTGATCATACCCTTGCCGCTATTGAATGTCTTAAACCACTAGCTAAAATGGCTTGTGCAGTTTACATGACGGCAGGAACCGAATGCCATGTGGGTGATTGGGAAAAAATGATAGCAAAAGAAATAGGTGCTACTTGGCTAGGTGACAAAGGACTCCTTGAGATCAATGGTACACTCATTGACATTGCCCACCATATGCCGACAAGTTCTAGGGCATACCTTGAGGCTGGAGCCATGTCTATAACAATGGGCAACGCCAGACAGAATTACTCCCGTGTTGGTCATAGGGTTCCAAAGATATATTTACGAGGCCATCGACACACGGGAGGAATCTTTAACGATGGTTCGGGAATATTCATGGTGACACCAGCTTGGCAGTTGCTCACACGATATGCTCACAAAGTAGTAGGAGATGCCATTTGTCGCCCCGGTATTGGCATACTTGATTGGAGGGGATGTGAATTAGGAGAACTACCAGCAACCAAAATTATCCAGTATGAGCCAAAAGAAACTAGACCCATCTGTTGCTGATCTTTTAGAATCGGCAAAGGAATCTGAAAGATGGAGAAAAAAACTTGTTGATTCTGAAGTTGATGAAATTCCAAAAGGTTGGATAACAAGAGAACAAGCATCTTTATATCTCCGCTTAAATAAAAGCCAAACCATTATGCAGTTGTCAAAATCAATTGCAAAAGGTGATTGCCTAAAGAAAGATTTCCTAATCTTCCAGAACGGAAGAAGAATGAGAAAACCTCATTATTTTTTAAAATGAATCCAAAAGAATTTTACTTGGATATAGAAGTCTGGAGATCGGGCTGTTGGATTGTTTGGCCTGTAAATAGGAAGCAAGCTGAAGATTGGATCAATGCCAAGTTCCCATCTAATGAGCCACATGAAATAGCAAGCCTTGATACAGCACAGGCAGTAACTTTAAAGTATAGCCCATTTTTTATATTCCTTACAGAATGGAAGTTTAATCCTGAGAATGTATCAGTTCTAACTCACGAATGTATTCATGTTGCTAACCACATTTTAGAAAGATGCGGCGTTAAGGAAAAGGAATCCTGCGACGAGGCATTGGCATACCTAGTCGGCTACCTTGTAGAGAGCTTTCTAAAAGCCCTTACAAAGAAAATTTAAGCAAAGGTAAGCAGATTGCTTTGATGATGTGCAATAAGTTGGAGGATTGCTTTCCCCTCTTCAGTAGCAACATGACCAGTACCTTGGCACTTCCAGCAGGGTTCCCCCAAACCTTCATCATACCAATCCGATCCTGTACCACCGCACTCATCACACGCCTTCTCAAGCGTATTTTTAGTGAATAGGTTTTTCATAGGATTCCATCACTAGACGATTTTTTTCTAAACACAAGACTTTTTATTTATAAATGAAACAACAAAAAGAAGCATTTGAGAAAGCCAAAGAATTAGCGGCTAGTGGTGAAGACTTCAGTATCCTGGTAGGCATCATTGATCCAGAACAAAGGATGCGTCTCCGAGCATATGTTTTAAACTTGCCAGAGGATGTAGCAAGGAAGACAATCTATGGAAGGGTTCAACTAGCAAACTTACCAACCACAACTAAATCCAGAGGCAGACCACGCAAGAATTAACCTATGAAAGACAATCTTCCCTTGGTTGTCGCCTATGGTGGCGGCACAAACAGTGTAGCCATGCTTTGCGGATTTCTAGAAAAAGACATCAAG